GTCTCCGCTAAATAGAGCGACAGCCCCTTCGAGCATTACGATTTTCTGTTCATCCGTGAATCGTATCTTTGCAGGGCTTTGAAAATTTGCTTTAAGATCCGCTTCAAACAAAACAAGCGGGGCACCGTTTTCGTCGACGCCCTCGCTTTGAATTGTGACCTTGATCGGTGTTGTGCAAAATTGTTTCGGGACCAAACACGGGTACTTCATAGCCTCACCACCTGAAGCTTCGACAACTCAACCCCGTTTGCTGTAAAAGGTTATACAGGCTCTGAGGGATTGCGACGCCGTTGATAACAGCGTAGTTGTTGCCAAATTGAGCCGATACTCCGTTGATGGAATATCCTGTCAGCGGAAGACTGAGCACGTCTGCGTTGTCATATTCCCAAAAGGCAAGGCGTGAGTTGACCTCAACGATCAGGTCTTTTTGGAAATCGGTTAAATCCTCAAACCTTCCGACTATGCGGTTATAGGTTAAGGTGTCGATTTTCCGACTTGCTTTGAGGATGTAGTCAGCCCTGACGTCCTCGGGAATCGCGGCGACAATTTCGGTGCAAGTGGGATAGGGTGTGTACACCTACCTCACCGCCTTACTCTACGGCTGTGGTGTCCGTGTCAACGAATACGCTGTCGATCTGCTTGTTGAAACCGTTCGGGAAGGTGAATACACCTGAAAGTGAGCGGTTCTGATAGAGCCAGCCGTCGCCCTCGGTGTGCTCGCCGGGTGCAAAGAAGTAGATCGAGCTGATCTTCGGTACGAGGCGGGTGGTCTCAAGGGAAGCGACAAGGACGTTGATCTTGTGGGCGCCTGTCGCGGGCTCGAAGCCGCCGTTTTCACCTGTGTAGTCAAATGCGTCGTAGAAGGACTCATCGTCTACTACCTCGATGATAGGAACGCCGTCGAGGTCTGTTACACGAGTTTCGATTCCCGCGCCGCCCTCGGCGATCTGTGTGACGTTGATTGCGCGGACGAACTGAGTGGAGCACTCGAGCAAGTCCATGATCTCCGAGCGGACGTACATCATAAGCGAGCCGCGCGCCTTGTAGCGTCTGAGCTTGCCCGCCGCGAGAATGTTCTTGAGCTTTGTGAACACGTTGTCGGCGGTGTAGTCGCTTGTCGCTGTGCTCGACTTGTAGTCTGTTGTAGCCTGAGCGGTAGCCGCTACTGTAGAGAAGAAGAGAGCCTGAGCCTCGGGCGCCGCCTGTGTGCGCTCGAATGTGCGGGAGATGTTCTCGACTGAGCCTGTGCGGTTTGTCTCGTCGACGTCGGCGCGGTCAATCAGGAACTCGACGTCACGGTCGTGGGTGAGTGTGAAGGGTACATCTTCCTGAACGACCGAGCCGCGATTCCATCCGCCGCTTCTGCTGTGATTCTTATAACCCGTAGTCGACATCTGAGTAAAGTGGAAGGTCTTTGCGTCAAGGAATCTGACGTTTGTGTCGATAAACGGGGAGATGAGTGTGTCCTGAATTATAATGTCGATAAGGTCAGGACTAAACCTTTCGGCGTAGTTCATTGTGTTAGGCATTTGTTACCATCCTTTTCTTAAAATTTAACTGTGATTCCATTTGTTCCACCGCTTTTGCGGGGTAGGTTTTGTCTGTCCTTCCTTGCCGTCGCCGCTGCCCTTGCCGTCGCCGCCTATCTGTCGGAAGCCGCCCTTTGTGTCAGGCGCTTTCTTCAGCGCGGGAACGTCGTCAAGTACCTTTGACAGCGCCGCCGTCAGCTTTTCGTCGTCGATTTCGCCGCCGTCTTTGACAACGTCTGAAAAATCGGCGAGCTTGAGGACATATGTCACGTTTTCGGGCGCCACATTCAGCTTGATAGCCTCAACGGTTGCCTTTTGCTCGATAACCGCCTGCACGCGTGCTTTGTTTGCGGCGTCGAGCTGTGACTGAAGCTCTGCGTTGTTGCTTTCAGGGGCAGCGGGAGGCTTTTTGTTCTTCAAAAATTCGGAAATAGCGCTTTCCGCTTCTTCCGCGGACACGCCCTTTTCCTCGAAAAACGCCTTTAATGCGCTTTCCTTTGCCTTCTGCTTGCTCTTGCCGACAATGCTGTCGAGCTCTGACTGTGTGAATGTTTTTTCCGAGCCGTTACCGCCGCCCTGCGCGTCGTTTCCACCGTTCTGAGGTTCGGTGTCAACCTTTGTTTTTTCGTCTGCCATAATGCAAATCCTTTCCGTTTATCGCCCGTCGGCTTTATTCCTCGGCTTTTAACGTCGTCAGAGTTTCGGACAAAAAGAAAAACACCCCGTCGTTGGAGTGTTTTGCCTTATTTCTTTGTTTTTGCCCTTGTTTTCGCCGCTGTGGGCTTTTTAGGCTTTTCGGCGGGTTCTTTTATCTCTTCAGCCAAACCGCGCATAATAAGCGTTTCTGCGCGTTTCTTGTCCACTTCGACGATCTCACCGATTTCGCGCTTTTTCAGGTCATTTTCTCGGTCATAAAACGCTGTGATGATTTTGAGTTTCATATACTCACCTCTCTTTATAATTGCACACGCCTTCAGAATAGGCGGCACACTCTTTTTTAAGGCAATCAGCCCACAATTCAACGGAGCTGTTGCAGTTCAAGCCGTGTGTCGCGTTGCCGTTTTCGTCGTAGCCCTGCGACCAGCTCTCTGTTTTGATGTAGGTTTTTTTATAGGGACATTTCATTTTTTGACCTTTTTGTTTTTCAAAAGCTTTGCTTTAACCGCTACACTGGTGCCAAATTCGTCGGAGCTGATTGTGGTGATTGATTCGGGTACAATTATTAAATCTTTTTCTAACAATATCTCGGATTGTTCAAAACCTTCGACTTCAAAGTATTTTGAAACATCTACACCCTTTATTCCTTCACCGACGTCAAGCTCTAAGACAATATCTTTGTCGCTGCCTGTGAAGCCATTCCAGTCAATAGCGACGTCTTTGTCGGTAGTCGTGCTCATAAAGCCCTTTTCCTGTATTGGAATACCGAGCTTTTTTTCGAATTTTTTATAGGTAGATAAAGCGGGCTTTGAGGCTATTTTCGGGAATAACACAGCCTCTTTGAAGTCCTCAAATTCAATTCCCAACATTTTGCCGAAAATCGTACTCGCGTCAACCGCTCTGTAAAGCTTTTTTTGTGTGACGTTTTGCTTTTCCGTCGCTGATATAAGATCGTTTAAATACTCTATATCATCGGGGCTTATATTTGCTTTATATAAGCCTCTCAAATATTGATTTATCCACATTCCCTCACCCGAGACGTATTCTTCAACGGCGGCTTTTTCTGCTTTTGTGTATATCTCGTTATTCGGAGGTGTAGAGGCTTCGACGGCTTTTTTCTCCGCCTCGTCCGCTCTCGCCTGATAAATCCGCTTGTTTTCGGCGTCGAGGCTGTTGTCGGCTATGCGCTGATTCTTTTCGGCTTGCAGCTCGTAGTATTTCTGCTTTTCTTCGACCGCCTCGTCTTGCTCGAGCTGTTGTATTTCTTTTTGATTGTAGGGCTTTACCGTCGTGATTCCCTCGTAATACGTCGAGTGGCTGTCTTTACATCGGGGGTGATACAATCCCGCCTCGATCGCGGTAGATAAAAGCGGATGTTTGCCGTCGGCTTTGCCCCCGCTCCAAACGTCGTCAATGAACACTTTACCAACATATATCGCACATTTAGGGCAAGCCCCTTGACGGCGGTTGACTATCACGGTGGAGATACTCCATTCTTGTCGCTTGTCGCCCGCTCCTTGCAAATACGCCCGCTTGTTCGCGGTTCGTATTGCCATGTCACAATAGTCGCTTAGAGTATGCCGTGCGCCGTTCTTATACACGACGCAGTCAAGCCCTCGACGGAGCATATCTCGGCGAGCCATATCAACCGCCTTTTCATATGTCCCCGCGCCTGTGTTTGCGTAGACCTGCGCGTTAAAAATTGCCTGTCTGTAATCGTCGTTTGCCTTACGAAGGACGGCGTATTCTACGCGCTCAAAATCGTTTCTGACGGATTTAATAAGAGCGTCAAGCTTTCCGTCGTTAACCTCAAAAAAAGCGCCCTCCGCGCCCTCTGTGGGCGTTTTCGGGGGCTTGTAGCCTTTTTTTATTGCTTCGAGCGTCTTTATCTCTTCCGCTGACTCACCGTCGGCGGCGGCTTGCTCGATCAGCTCGTCGATCTTGTCGTTTAGATCAGAAAACCGCTTGCCGTATTTCTCTGCGTTTCTCATTCGGTACTCTTCAAGCGCCCTGAGTTGCTCGGTTTGCCACTGCGACCAGTTATAACCGAGCTCCGTCTCTTCCGCTCTGTGCCGTTTGAAATTGCGTGTCGCGCTTTCTATGAGCTCATTCTCGATCTGATAAAACGCGTTGATGATGTCATATTCCGCTGACATATCACACTATTGCGCCGACGGCGGGCTCGTCCATTTCGACGATACCCTGTTCGTTCTTAATTCGTCTGACCTCTTCAGCTTTCCATTCCTCGGTTTTGCTGTCTCCATAGAGCTCTTCGACACCTGCCTCAATTGACATAACAGCGGAGCCCGCGCGTCCCTTTGAGATCGTCTCGATTTGACTCT